CATCTTCTTTCAACGCAATTATTTTGATAGTGACAATATCATTTTGTATTATATCAACACCAATAATATTGTTTTCATTTATTTTTTCAGACGATGATATTAAATTGTAATATTTTCTATTTGGTGCAGTAATTTCTAATTTGTCAAGCAAAATTGTTCCAAATGATTTTGCAATTTCTGACAAATGGAATGAATTGCATGTTTTAAAATTGTCCTTATCCTTAAAATCACAAAATAAATGTCTGAGATTGCATGTATATAAATCATTATTTTCATTGTAATCATATCTGCATACAATGTCATTATATGAATGATTTAATTCATATGATATTGAGATGATTTTATCAGAGGTGTCAGTAAATGTATGTGTTGTATTTTGGTAAAAGTTTTCTACCGATAAGATTCCACATGATTCAATGAAATATTTTTTATTTGGAGAACATGTCAGTATAACATGTGCCCATTTTGAAAATAATATGACCTCATGTTTATTATTAATAGATATTATATTGTAATTGTCATCATCAAACATAAGTTCTCTTTGACAAATATGCTGTAAATCTTTTTTTATATCAATTTGATCATAAAATTTGGCATGGAATTTTTCATATTTAGTTTTACATATTGTTAATTGTTCGATAATTTCTGTTATATTTTCTTTACCTTTTATCATTTCTAATAACATTTTAACATTTTCATATAGTTGTGTCTGATCTATATTATTTAATACAATATCATTATGAAATGCATCCGATGAATAATCAATATCAAAATCATATTCCTCATCACAAGAAGTATTAGTTTTTTCTAACCAGTGACACAGACCAGTCAAAAAATGTTCAAGGTCATCAGGCAATTGTTTTGTAGATATTATTTTGTTATACAACTTTTCTAAACACATTTTATCATCAGTAAAAAGTATTTTCAACATATTAAAACCACTATTCATATTTAGTACCAAATGACTGTATTGCTGAGTTTTGGGTTTATATTTGGGTGATGTCCATAAACATGCACCAGAATGAAAATAGTAAAATAATAGTTGTCCATTATTTATTATAAATACTGTCAATGAGGGATATTCAATTATCTGTGTGACTGATGAATACATTTTTAAAATGGTTGATGGTGATAAATACATATTGATAGGCATCATTTGCATTTTATCATTATTTGTCAATGCAGCATAATATTGTTCGGTTAATAATTCCACACCTGCTGATTTGCAAAAGATTTGTTCATATTTTTTAGCCTCTAAATTTGTACACATTTTGTACTTTCGAATGTTTTCTTCAATTGTTTCCAAAAATGACGGATACATTTTATAAAATTGTTGTGCATCCATGGCAAATTGTGTTTTTGGAAATTCTGGGGAGGGGATAGGTATTTTATGTGTTAATAGTAAATGTTTTGTTTGATCAGTGAATTGCATTAGTTTGGTAACAGAATGCGTTCTAAAATTGAACCAATTGTAAATATCAAATGCATCTGCCGGTATATCAGAAATTATTCTATCAATACTTGGCACCATATATTTTTTCAATCCTGCAAAAAATATTGGTGTTAGTGTGGGAGATGTGTATCTATATTTTTTTGATTTTTTTGATTTCAATGTAATCTCCATTGATTCTGAATGAATAAATTAGTACAATATGTTTGATTAATATATTGTATATCAATTTTTTCATTGTTTTAGTAAATTTTACCTATTACTAAAACAAAAATGTATGAATGTTATTTAATTAAATTCTGGTCGTGCAACAATAAAATCAAATTAAGTATGTACCATTATTTGTAAAAAGACCTAATATTTTTCTTAAAATAATATTTTTGCTTGATGCTTCATACAAATGTTCTCTTTCTGGAATTGCTGCACTATAATAGTCCCTCACCCCTTCGTATATTTCGATTAATTCCCTATTATCATCACCAGTTGACCCGCTTGCTGCCCCTGCCCCATCAACATGTATCATTGTAGATGCATCAATTGTAGATATCAATCCATACACAATATTTAATATTTCCTTGAATGATGCAAAAAATTCATTGTCTGCATCGATATCCCTGATATACTCAATCAATTTAACAGAAGTTTTTCTTGTAATCAATCCATTTTCACATACTATCATAAACATTTCTTTGTAATCATTTAATGTTATATATGTATTATCATCATACCTGGCAATAATAAATTTAGTTATTGTCGCATATTTAATCACATCACGATCCATCTCACCATAATAAATATTACCAAGTGTATCAATGATCGTAATTAATGTGTGAGGGCGTGTTCTTTTGAGGATATTTACAACTTTAAGACCTTCAATAAATGGAATCATGAACATTTTATGATTTTTAATAAGTACCATGTAATGCGGTTTATAATATTTAATATTTTTTGCAGTATAGAGTAACCCATTTATTTCACCTGTCTGCTTATAATAATGAATTAGGCCACCATTACTATGTGCCATGACATCTGCATTGGTGTATTCGTCGACTGTGCTCAATGAACATATATTGTTATCACCTTCTTTAACTTCAAGATGTTCATCTATACTTAATTCATCTTGTTCTTGCATTTCCTGTTGAATTTCTGTTTGTTGCGTCGACTCCTCTACATGTGCTTGTTCACTTGATTCTTCTGTTGTACTTAAACTACTGATTTCTTTTGATTTTTGTTTTAATTTAGTTAAATCTGCAAAATATGGCACATCTGCACGGGATTTTTTAATATCACTTATTTTTGATGCTATTACGCGACCTAATTTGCTCGTGCCACCAGATATTATACGTGGGTAATAATATAAATCTTCCTTATCGGATACCACCTTTTCGTATTCAGGGTAGTAAAATGCGCTTGGAATCTTGAAAAGATCATTACTATCACGTTTGCTTTTTAATTGCCTTGATATTGCCATAATATTTTGTATATTCATGCCATATTCCATCGATTTCAAGACACGATCTTCTTCATATTCAAACCACATATGTATATTTTTAGGAGTAATATCAGGTTCTTTACTTTCAGATGCACCGGCTACAACATCTTCACCCTTACTTTCGGATGCACCAGCTCCGTCATATGCAGCAATCTTATTTTTCGCATATGCAGCAATCTTTTGTGTCATAATAAAAATTATTTGGTGCCCCCATTCTACATTTAATTTTCTCATGCGATAGATTGCCTGACTTACATTTCGCATTCTACTATCTGTACTTAAAAATGCCAACCCTTGTGAGCCCATTGGAATTTTTGCATCTATTCCGGTAGTATGTTGGTGATCATAATAGAAAAACATATTGTCAGTTATTTTTTTGCTCCATTTTGTAATCATACCTCGTTTATCGATTGACATTGGTATGTGCTCATTATTCCAGTATATAAATTGTTCTAATGATGTCCTATTTTTTTTGACAATATCATAAACATCTCTGCCGGATAGGCCAACAAACACCGCCCCAACATCGATGCATACACTGCTCTTGTCATGTTTTCGCAATGCTGCCTTCAAATATTCTTTTGGATCATCAAAATCATAATCATAATCTACAATTGAATTTGATATTGCATTATTAATATTTCTAGTTTGTTCGTCCGGTGCCGGATTAATAGTGATATGATTGTGCTCATTGCTGTCATAAAATTTTGGTATATTCGGAGTTCCTGTGAAGCCAGATCTAAATTTTGCGTAGTGTGACATAAATATTTCCACACCAGAAATATTTTCTTGCTGTTGTTCAAATTCTATTTTGTCACCACACACTTTCTTGCACACCATGTATTGAAAACACAAATTTGTCACGATTTTTACCAAATCCTGATTATTTTTTAGACTTGCTGCATTAACTAAATCATCAATTTTTGTACCAATGGTTAAATTCATATCCGCATATTCTTTTACTAGGCGACTAGCACCTCTAAATTCTGCAGGTATTTGTTTGTATTCATCCTTTATAACTTCAACAAATTTTTCTGCTATTGGCATGTTTAGACTGAAATCTTTGATTTGAACAAGGTATTCTATGATGGTCAAACACATAATCATCAATGGATTTGAAAACTTAGACCCGATTCTTGGTGATTCTGCGTAAGCAAATGGTATAATTGTATATGAATCGTGTAAACCATAATTTTTTCTGCTAATTAAAAGTACGATAGATGGCAACACATTGTTGAGAAAATTATATAATGTATAAAGTACTTTTACATCGGATTCTGTAAATCTCTTTATAAAAGTGCTGGTCGCATCATCCGATGTTCTTTCCTTATTGCTATAAACATTAAAGTCGTATTTTAACCCTTCAGCTATTATACTTTTCCCATGTTTATTATAATATGATATCATTTGTCCTTTTGCGTATTGTACTAATTTATCGATCATTTGGCTGTCTCTATTTATAATGAAAAAATGAGGTTTATCCAGAAAATCATCTTTGTGTGCATCTTTTATTGCTTTGATTTCACTATCATTTTTTTTATATATCTTGCATAATATGTAAAATATTATTGGATAATATTCATCAATTTGTGCCAGACGGATTGTATTATCTTTATCCGGGTAATTTAATTCCGATGTGTACGGATTTAGACATGTATCCGCTTCATCAAATAAATAAATATTTCTGCCACTATTTTCTTTTATTATTTTTGAATTATTAAGTATACCACATTTCATACTTGTATCACTCATAATATTGACACTCAATTCATAGTAATTGCCTCGCGCAACTGAATCACTAAATTTTCTTTCATCCTTCTTTCTTGATTCATTCAGTGTTTTTACATCAATTGGGAAATACAAGCCGAGTGTACCCATTAAATCAGTGTATGATTGGTAAACTAGATTAGGTGGCAATACAATATACGCATTATTATCTTCATCTGGTTTAAAACTACTACGTTGTTGCAAATATCTGATCAATACAAGTGGTGTTATCATTGATGTTTTTCCTCCACCCATAATCATACTGTGTATGTGTGAATCACTGTGTCCTTCTTCGTTTGTATTGTATTCTTCGAGTGCATCATTATATTTAACATATTTTGTGAATGCCTTGTATCCTCCGGTCATATGCAAATAATTTTTATTGATGTCTTTAGTAATATCATTGACTAATGTCATTTGTTCAGGTTTGGCAAAATATCCTATGACACATTGATAAAAAAATTCAAATGCATTGGCTTTATACTTTTTAGATTTTATTTGCTCTTCTATCACTGCCAAATCACTTGTTAGATCGGTATATATATTTTTATAAACATCTATTAACTTATACAAGAAATATGAACATGCGTAATTAGCAACTGTGTGTTCTGAGTGTGTGTCTGTTGCTAATGAATATATTCTTGCACCACCACCTTGCGGAGGTGTTCCATCTAGTTTTAAGTTTAAAGACTTGTTATCACCATCGTCGTCCTCATATTCTGCACGATAATATTTTTTCAACCAGGCTCTCAATACTTCTTTGACATGTTCATTTTGGACTGCCTCATGTGTTGAACTGAATAATTTTTTGTAGTATGCATACTTTTTTTCTGATGGGTCTGCATTGTTACATATCATCAAGTTTGATCCAGTTTTACCTTTTCCGGTGAAATTTTTCTTGACTTTCTCACTTAGTGCGTTCCAATCGATCCCACCAATGTGCTTTAAATTATCGATGATTTTGCGCAGGAATATTGAAAATGTTAATGTTGTTTCATCATATGTTTCAGTGTCATTTTTTTTAAAGTTAAGACGAAGAGTTTTAGGGTCGTGAAAATCATAAATAAGCACGTCTAGTGTTGGTTCTGTCGTTGGTATCGATACTGGTGCTAGTGCTTCCGCTTTCGCTGGTGCTGATACTGGTGCTGCTGGTGCTGGTGCTGGTGCTGCTGATGCTACTGATGCTGCTGATGCTGGTGGTGCTGGTGGTGCTGATGTTGGTACCATTTCAGGGGTTGTATCGGGAAAATTTGTATAAACCCAATTTTGCACTATATCCTGCACAACTACCGGAATTTCTGCACGAAAATTTTCAAATTGTTGACGAACATTTTCCGGTAATATAACCGAGGTCCCTATTGGTGATTGCATAAATGTGGTAATAGGTGCAAAACTTCCAGTTGGACCCGCAGTGTGCCTATATAAATGTAGACATAAATCACCCCATGTCCTAATATGTTCAGATTCTGCTCCCGCCCCTGCTCCTGCTCCTGCTCCTGCTCCTGCTCCTGCTCTTGCTTGTGCTGCCTCTGCTTCTAATACTGTTAAT